AATGAAGAATATCGATTAGAGCTTCTCTACATTGATAGGGTTAATAATTCTGCTAAAATTAAGATTACTAACTTAAAAACAGGCAAGACCATAGAACAGCCTGTCTCTGAAACGGAGTTCCAAGATGGAAATCAATAATTCCATTGAAATTATCTTCGTTGAATGGAATTCATCTCTAAAAGATAGAGATAGAAGTAAAAATGGAGTTAGTTCTAATTTTGATGATTTGTTTCAAAAATGGAAAAGTGCTAATGCTGAGTTTGATGAACTTTACACAGTTTGGCTTCCAAAAGCTATTAAAGCACATTTGCCCAATTCTTCTGTTGTAAGAAATACTTATAAAAAAATCAAAAGCAAATCGAACGCTTTCGATAAGACTGAAAAAGAATTCATAGAAGAGTGGAATAAATCAATTGAAGATACAGCAACCTCTTCATTCTTTGAATTCTTTCCTCCACCTCTCATAGATCAAGATGATGCTCCTAAAGTATATGGTAACATGTCTGCAAAAGAATATAGTGCTCAACGTAGATATATTGAACAATTTCCGACGCTGAAAACTGATGATCTTATAAAACAATGGAAAACACAAGAGTATAATCTCGATATTGAAGAGATGATTAAAAACGTTTTGGGGAAAAAAGATGGCAACAATAACTAATGCACAGGTGAAAGCCCTTTTAGGTGACAAACCTAAAGGTCCAGATTCTAATGTCTCTTTAGATGAGATTGAATCGTTTGGTGATAGTACATCTTTAACTGGCATGTTAAAGAGTATTCATTCTTACAATACCATGCTAAATGAGCGTATCACTCTAGTTAATGATGCATTAAGTGCGGCAATACCATTTACAAAAGAAAACCTATATTTATTTTGTGCATATACGGGGTCAGGCAAAAGCACTGTTGCTGCAAATATATCACATCCATTATGGAAACAAGGGAAGAAGATATTAGTTATTACCAACGAAGAATCACAACAAGATGTTATATTTAGAATCGCATGTATAGAACTTGGTTATAGTTTTAATAGTTATAAGAAGGGTAATATGTCAATACAACATCAAATGGATGTTGTTTCATTATTCCCATTAATTACACAATATGTAAAAGTGTTAGATGTTGTTTATAAAGATGGTCTAACAACTAGGGTTGAAGGAATTAAGAAAGCTTTAGAGGCCGTAAAGAAAGACACTAGTTATAGTTGTGTGATGATAGATTATTTTCAACTTGTTAAATACTCATACACAGATCCCAAAAAGACTGCCTATGAGAACCTTAATGATTTGAGAATATGGCTTGGACAGTATATCAAGGCATCAACAATGCCAGTCGTATTGTTCGCGCAATTATATTCTGTAAGTAAAAAAGGTGGAGCAAAAGACATAGATTCTCGACTAAAAGACTGTACATCTATAGTTGAACCTTCCACCGTAATTGTAGAAATTATTCCCAATTATGAAAATGAAACAACAACATTTCACATCCACAAAGATCGTTTCGGTGTAGCTGGAAACAACATTGTGTGTGGCTTTGAAAATGGAAGGTACACTTCATTATCAGACAATGAAGTTGCACAAAGAACCTTATCCGGTAAATTAAAAATTCAAAGTGATAAATTAGATAAATTAGAAGCAGCAGTAAAGGTAGATGTATGAAGAAGGACAACAGGTATTGTTTAATCTGCAACAAATCTAACCGTACCTTATATTGGCATTTAGATGAAACATCTAATAAAATGTGGTGTTGGTGTAATTCGTGTAATCGAGGTTATTCTTTAGAGCAATATTGCAATATGACGGATTTAGATCCAAATGAACTCTTATCTTCAGAGTTTCAAATTGAAGAAGCAAAACCAGATGAAGTAAATGTATTGGTATGGCCAACTCACTTTATTCCTATATCTGATTCTAGAGCAATAAAGGGTTTAGAATATATTAAGAGTCGTGGTTTGTTTATCGAAGGTGATATGTACTACGACTTAGATAACGAAGGAATAGTATTTCCGTATTATTTTTCTAATCATTTTTGTGGAGCACAGGTTCGCTTCATTAAAGAGCGAGTAAGAGAAAATGGAGATAAGTGGAAGATAACAACATTACCTGGAACAAGGTTGGGATTACTTTTTTATGGATGGAATCAAGAAAACATTATGGCGCAAACTAAAGGATTTATTGTTACAGAAGGCGCATTTAACGCCATTGGTATTCAACAAGCGCTTAATCTTGCTTATGGCGGCGTATCTCATAATCCCTGGCGCGTCCTTGCTGCTAGCGGTAGCGGTTTATCAACATCTCAAGCAGAAATACTCAAAGAACTCAAAGACAGAGGATATAAAATAATTGGGGCACCAGATACAGACGAAGCAGGTTTAAAAATGTTAAGTAAGATGAAAGATGCAGGGTGTATAACTCATTTTTGTCTTACAAAAGATTCAGAGAAAGATTGGAATGATTTTCTGAAACAAATGGAACATAAAGAATTTGCTAAATGGTTCATTAAAAACGTAGAGGCTTTATGAGTGATGAATATATAAAACTTCCAGTCGGGTGGAATAATTGGGCTTTATCATTAACACCTAAAGATACTGAAGGTGCTTATTATCAAAAAAAATGTGAATGCGGCGTCGATAAAACCTATCCACCACATGAAGCAGAATACCTACACGTTCACTACTGTCCTAAACATAAGGCAAAACTAAATGAGTGTTAAATCAGATCTTTTAAAACAGATAGATAAAAAAGCCCAAAAGATAAGAGATAAACGCATCTCTGCAGCTAACAATAATTCTGTTGAAACTATAGTTTTTGAATTTTTTCGCAATATAGAAGATTCAAGGAAACTTAGTGGAAATATTGAATATGATCCCACTATATTTAGTGATGCATTAAGATCTTTAACAAGCAGAATAAGAAGTATTGATTCAAAAGCAACATGTGATGTTAGATTTCAAAATGATACATCTCCATGGAATCAAGACTTCGTCCAAGGTGTGACTATTAATTGGAGTCCGCTTCATGTTTCTCGATATCAGATTGAACAGACTCTTTACATAGATGTGTCTCAGATGCTTTTTCTTTGATAGTAAGTAGGTTTTCACCACGCTCATCTTCGCAATACCCACAACACGGACATTTCTTCCAGAACATAAGTTTTGGATGATCTAGAAGATATGCCATGTCATGCGGACAAATTTTACGTTGCATTATATTCCTGCAGCTAATAATCTAGCTTCTAGAGCTGTGTTTTTTGCTGAAAGTTCTTTAATTGCGGCTGCCAATAAAGGTATTATTGAGTCATATTTTAATATGAACCTTTCACCTTCAGGAGAAGATATTCCGTAGTTATCTTCTGCATGTAAGTCTGCATCAGGAATTGCCGTAATTAGATGACTATATCCTTTAAGGAGTAAGTCTTGAGCAATAAATCCATAATCTGACTGATTATCTGCTTTCCAATTAAAATTAACAGGTATTGCATTGTTAATAAAATTCATCGCATCAAGTCCTGTAATAGGAACGATATCTTTTTTAAGTCTTGCATCTGAAGGTGAAAAAATTCCAGAAGCCACCAATGAATTTGTTGCATAAATACTTGCATTGACAGCAGCTGTTAATCCAGTGATCCATGTCCCATTACCTTGAGCGCCTGAATATGTAGTAGGAGTATATGATACAGAACCATTAATATGAAGTTTAGCATTAGTAGGAGATATTCCTATACCAACATTCCCAGAAGAGTCAATTCGCATTTTTTCTGTACCATTGGTTCCAATAAGTACTGGTTTAGCTCCAGCTCCCCAGATTGCTAAAGCATCTGCTGCACCATATCTATTTCCACCATTAGTGTCTATACCGATTTCATGAAGTATAGTTCCAGTAAAATTCTTAAAATCTAAAAATGCTGCTTTTCCTGTAGTGGCATTTTCTAATCTAAGAACAGTATCTACAGCAGTTTCATAAATGTGGAATCTTTTTGCAGGTGGAGTGCCAAGTCCAAAATTTCCAGCAGTATCTATATAAGTAGTCGATGTTGGTCCAGAAAATGCAAACTGAGTGCCTCTAAGTTCTAGAGGAATATTAGCATTGTAAATATCATTTACTGCCTCTAATCTAACGCCGCTTGGTAAAGCACTACCAACGTTCATGACAAAATTTTTATCAGTTGCTAATTTTACTTGAAATTTAGCACTTGCTGCTGGCGAAACACCTATACCAACATTTCCGGCATTCGAGAACCGCGCAATCTCACCTCCACCAGCACTACAAATCGTAGCATCTGGCAACGCTGCTCCACCTGCTCCATCATTGGCAGCTCCAAAATAAACCGTACCTCCGGTATCAATATATCTTACACCAAGTCCAAATTTCTCGTTATTAGCAGAAAAATATGACCGTCCTCCTTTTACATTAAACTGACCGTCAGCAGGAGCAGATGCGATAATTATTTTTCCATTTCCATCTATGCGCATTCTTTCAGAACCACTAGTAAAAAAGGTAGCTGTGGCCCATTGAGCTGCTGTAATTCCACCCCACCTTATTTCATTACTTGACCAAGAAGTAACATCCCATCCTGCAAGTGCTATAGCTGCAACCCCAGTTGACGAATTAACATCTAATAGTCTAGCTGGCACAGCAGTATTAATACCAACTTTACCAACATTATCTATGCGCATGCGTTCTGTTGTACTAGTAGCAAAACCCAAATAACTTTCTGAAGTGCTATTACTAAGGGAGCTTGTTATAAAGGACATTCTAGTCCCAGCATTATTCATCCACTCTATATTTCCTAGATTGTTACCTACAACATCTGTAGAATTAGAAGTTAATTGTAATATGCCATTACCATCTCCAGCTGCAACACCTACACCTTTTATAGTTAAATACCTTCGATTGGTCGTAGGACTAAGACCTGGAGCCGTAGTCCCTATCCCCACGTTACCAGAAGTATTAATGGTCATCGCTGTAACTGCACCATTATTTCCAATCTTAAATTGGATAGCATCGCTAGTGCCTATACCTGTAGTAGATTGCAATATTAAAGATGAAGACGCTGCTGAACCGCCTGCTAATGTTCCAACTGTTGTTGGTATGTTAATTCCGACTATACGTGGCATTTTATCCCCTTATATTTCTGCAGCAATGAGTCTAGTCACAATAACTGCATTTTGACTTTCTAAAGAGTCACTTAAACTAATAATGTATCTATAATAAGTCTTACTCAAGTTTCCTTTATATTAAACTAAATATGTAAGAGTAAAAAATATTGATGCCCCTGTACCGCCTGGATAAGCATTATTATATGTCTGCACTCTTATTGACGATACATTTATATATACCTGCAATTGATTACCAGTTAATGCGTTTTCTCTTCCAGACCCGACATATATCGCTGAAGTTGCGTTGAATGGCACACTTACATCAATAGCTCCTGCACCAGTTCCATTATTTGTAATAGATATTGCTACTTGAGCTACCACTATATTCCCTATTTTTGTATACTTACCGCTAGCCGTATAAGAGGTAATTGAGCCAGAAGAAGCTGTAACCACGGGTGTCCAAGTACCTTCTTCATAATCATCTAAAGTATTAACGTCAGTGCTTGCTACTTGAGTAGCTGGAAAGCCTATACCATTTACAATCTGTAATGAAGTATTGTTTCTTGCTGTTGGTGTAACTCCTATCCCCACGTTACCAGCATTGTCAATGGTCATCCTAGTAGTACCACCACCAGATACGCCGTCTGCTTTAGTTGCAAAACCAATAATAGAACCTCTATTATTGGCAGTAGAACCTTCAACTGAACTATAAATATAAGATGTTCTTAATGTGGATGAACTAGTGTTGTCTCTGTTGTACCAATCTACAGAACCCAATGATACTCCTGCGCCTCCAGTAAAATTTCCTAACTTTAAACTGGGTGGGTTTGTAGTTGTACCCTCTATGGTTAAGCTAGTTCTACCAGCAGTATAATATGGTTCAAGTATTGTACCTAAACAAACATTACCATTAAGGTCTATGTGGAATCTAGTAGTGTATGTTATTGGATTTCCAAGTATACCTACTGGGGCATTTCTGAATGTAAGAGTTCCAGAGCTCATATTGATATCAGCTGGAGCTAATGAACTTGATTTATAAATCCAATTAGTACCATTATAATAAGCAACATGTCCTAAACCTCCAGATGAACCACCTGTCCATAGTGCTATTTTTTCCATTTCAATTGCTGGTGAAACTGTAGGTGCCCATGCGCTAGGTGTTGTTCCAACTCCAACGTTACCAGAAGTATCAATAGTCATTCTGGTTGCTTGAGAACCAGTTTTAAATAAAATTGAATCTGAAGTTCCTGCTCCAGAAGTTGATTCTAGAATTAAAGATGAAGAAGCTGTTGAGCCTCCTATGACTAGAGGAACAGTAGCATTAGTTACTATAGTAGGAGTAGTTATTGTTGGACTTAACTGAATCTTATTTGATGTAACCGCGAGGTCTTGTATTTTACTGGTGCTAACTGTATTATCACCCAGTGATGTAGAATCATTTCCTGGAGTTGGCGTCTTAACGATAACGCGACTTGAAACTTGTGTATTTTTAGCCATAATTCCCTATCCTAGACTACAAATTAATGTGACTGAGTTTAAAACCCAATCACACTATCATTATACACTACTCTAGGCTATTCGGCTTTTGGTTCTTCAACTTTTGGAGCATCTTCTTTAGGAAGTTGTTCTTGTGCTTGTTTATGTAAATTGCCTATTAAGGCAAAACTTGCTTTTGCAGGCAATTCGCCTAGACCAGAAAGAATAGTGTTTAGTTCTTCTAATGTTACTTCAATTTTCATATTGTCTCCTTAGTGTATATGTACTTTGGAGTATTCTACCTTTATTTTTTTAAAAAAGTTATACTAAGGTAATTATATTCCTGCAGCTAATAGTCTAGCTTCTAAAGCATTGTTCTTAGCGGAAAGCTCTTCAACAATAGACATGGTTTTCTGCAAAGCTCCATACATAGTCTTATAAATTTGATCTGATTGTAAAGATAAACATCCTACAACTATTTCTTCAGGAGTTATAATATTTCCATCTATGTCTTTAACTTCGGGAACAATTATCTCATCTTGCGCTTTTACTGCATTAGGAAACACCACTTGAACATCTTGAGCAATCCAACCTGTAGCATTTCTATCTTCTACATTTGCATATATTCCTTGCGTCTTCCAAGAGAATCGTTTTAAAGGTAGATTTTTCACGATATTGTAGCAAATATCTAAATCTGCTAAAAATATATTCTCTTTTAATCTAGAATCTGAACCAGTAAGCCATGTTGTTGTTGAAAGTTTTCTGGCATTATCTGTAGACAAATCAAGCTGTTGACCAGGGGATTTTCCAATACCTACTGAACCATTAGTGGGTTGAATAATAACATTAGTTATCCCTGTTCCTGCATAATTAGAATTGATATAAATATCACCCCTTGAGTTTCCATTATTTGCCAACATTGTGGCGCCAGCGTTCAGACCATAATGTCCGTTTGTAGTAGATAAAACTAGCAAACTTTGCATAGTGCTAGAACCAGCAGTTTGATGATTTGCCATTGTTATTGAAGGACCGACATCGGAAATATATAAATGAGTATCAGGAGAGACACTATAGATGTTAAGTTTTTTATTCATGGTTGATGTGGCAATGCCCACACTGCCTGCAGTTGAAATCGATACTGAAGTAGTTGGCCCTGTAAAAGCAAACTCAGTTGCCCTTAGCTCCATACCAATATTTGCGCCCTCAGTGTCATTTATTGCATTCATACTCATGAATCCAGAGTTAACGGGGCCAGTTCTAAAGTTAAAATTTATATTAGAAGCAGCTTTAATCTGCAATTTAGAGTTTGCAGAAGGTGTTACACCTATCCCGACCTTACCATCTTTATCAAGGACCATACCTGTAGTAAGAGTTGCGCCATTTCTTACTATAAATTCTAAGTGTCCCTGGCTTGTATGATTATCATTTACAAAACAAATTTGAGAATTAAGTGTTCCGCCAGAATCTCTGTTAGCAATACAGCTAAAGTTATTATTCGTCGCACTAGTATTTTGTAATTGAAGGGTCGTATTTGATGATTGTCCAAAAACTCTATCTATTGACGTATCAGAATAAGCTATATGAATTTTAGCTGAGGTAGATGTAGCTCCTACCAATAAATTACCAGATGCATCTAAAGTCATTCTATGAGCATTGTTTGAATAAAAAGCAACAGGATGATTTGATACAGTTCCTATTGCCAAAGAATTAGTCAATATGCTAGATAAAAACATAATACCAGTAACAGTGCCATCTGTCACTTTTATTCCGTCATTTATAGCCGATGTAATCGTTAATTTAGAACTTGGAATTGTTGTGTTTACTCCAACGTTTCCACCACCTTCTGCTAAGTTTATATTTCTGTAAGCAACACCTTGCTCAATTGCTGAAATTGCAAGTCGTCTATTACCAGCCGTTGCATCTGTGATAAGAGTTACATGACCCTGCAACTGGTTTGCAACATCATTAGAATAAATCCCAATAGAGTTTGCACCACCAGAACCTGCAACTGCTTTAGCTGTTCCGCCTAATATTAATCCATTATGAACACCTATGTTTGCATTACTGTATATGGTTGCTGAACCTGATAAAACTAATGTTGTACCTGTTGCTGCTCCTAAAGCAGGGGTAACAAATGTTGGTGAAGTTGCATTTAAATTTGGTATCTTTACATTACTTGCCATATTTTATTCCGCCACTATGGAAATGTGATTATTAACATTAGCTACGTTGTCAGTAAAGGTACCACCAACATTTCTATAACATTCTTGCATAAAATTATTATCAGCTCCACTATTAAAAGTTATATTTCCTATAACTTTCATCCATTTAACTATACTTCCAGCAGAACCAGAAGCAAAAACTAAATTACCAGTAAGGACTGAACCAGGACCTTTTCCTTGAATCATAAGTCGCTTACTTAAAGTTACTGTAGCATCAGCAGAAAGAGTTACATTATTTAATACTAAAATATTTGAACCAGAAGCAACAGCATCATGTGCTGCTTGTAAACTACTATATGTGGCAGTTCCAGCAGTTACTTGCGCAGTGCTACCAACTATTGCATCATATAAACCAATAAGTTTATTACTTTGTGTAAATGATGCATCATATACACCAAACTGTCTAGTTATCTTAATACCCACTGGAGTTCCACTTAAGTTTGTATTAAATGTTACTCTACGTTTGATGCCATTACCATCTACGCCTAGTGTATAATTAATTCGCGATGCGGGTGTTACTGCTGCACTAACATATTTAGGGACATCTTGTCCATTTACTTCAACTCTTAATTGACTTGCAACACCACCTGGATCAGCAGCATCGTTGAAACTCCAAGCTAAATCTACATAAGTAGTTCCGCTTGTTGTTACTGTCATGTTATATGGAGTTGTACTGTTATCGCTAGTTCCATAAGCAGAATCTAAAACTCCACCATTGATTGCTTCAGCATCGACATAAAAATTACAATCATAATCTAAAAGATTACATGTCGTTGTAACTGCCCCATTGTTGGGATTAGCAAAGAATGTTAAGAATAATCTTTGTTGATTTGTATTGGTTAATAAAATATAATCTGTTAGAGCAGCAGCTCCAACTGGTCTTGTAAATATTGGAGAATACTTATCTGAAGTAGTTGTTCCTGCAACAAACTGTAAACCCTCATTGGAAGCACTTACAACAACTCTTGGGGTACTGTTATAATCTCCAACATCATCACTTGCCGTAAGTGTATCAGAATAATCCACCAATGCTTGTAAGATATTAGTTGAAGAATAAAAATCACCAGGTCGTGTTAGTTGTGCAGCATCACCAAATGCAGCCAAATCTAGAGTATGAACTGCTTGAGAAAACATTAGAGTATCACCAGCAGTTGTATTACCGCCTGTGAACGCAACATCTAGAGTAAAGCTAGTCTGAGAAACAATAGCTGCAATTTTTCTCCACTGATTGATTCTTGTGCCACTTGTTACATATACAATGTCACCCACTGCAACAGTAAAGTTACAACTAGCAAGAATTGTTAAATTTGTTCCTGAATTTGTTAATACAACTTTAGATTTATCGCAAAGAATTTTATATAATTTTTTACCAGCATCATATGTTGCTTTTGTAAGTGTATGATAAACAGTATCATCGACACTGCCTGTGATGGCTGAGAATGAATCACTAAGTAGGATTCCATATCCAGGAGCAGGAGAAGCAACCCCACCAGATCCACTGCCAGTTCCGCCACCAGCACCAAATGTGTATTGGTATATATTTGCTGCTAGGATGTTCTGTAGAACATTCCCTGCATTTGTCTGTAAGATGATGTATCCAACTGGAAGTGTACTAGAAGGAGCAGGAAGAACATCTGCGCTCGCTAATGATGCATTAGGTGTTCCAAATAATAGATTTAATTTATCGCTAGCATCTAAATATACTAATGCTTTAATATATTGACTTGCAGACATACTAAATGTTGTATTATTTCCTTGAGTGAGAGTGGCAGTTCCACTTCCCACACTATATGTAAAGGTGATGGTACTTGCAGGTACATTTGGAGTATTTCCACCAATTGTTGGTAAAGCATGACTATACCCTGTAACATTATTTGTTACAGTACTTGCTCCAACACTTACAACAAGGTCTGTACCAGTTACTCCCATACTAAATGCCGGCGTTACTTCAGAATTTAACGAACCTAATAGAGAACTAAGAGATGGAGTGGCATTAGCTGCTAATCTTGTTAGATTCCCTCTGTATATCGTTTGTCTGGAATCAAAAGTGGTACTCATTAAAAGCTCCTAGTCATGAAAAATAAAACGCGCTCTGCATCTAATAGATCAAATGTAAAGCTAATCTGAGTTCTTGGAACAATACCAACATAATTATAATCTATTCCTGGTTCCAAGAACTGTCCATTCAAGTGTACCTCCAACTCGGTACTATTATATGTCTGTGAACTTGGCAATGTAATGGCAGTACCTGTTGTAAGTGTTCCACTTACAACATAAGTTGCTTCATACATTGGAGTTGAAGATGATTCTGCGAAACTTCTTGCAACTCCGTTAGAAAGTCTTAAAAAACTAGCCAATTAAATCCCCTATTAGTTTACACCCATAACTTGAATGTTAACGTCAATTGTATTTGCATCTTTAACCATACCTAATTTTACAACAGCATAGTTTGCAGTTGATGGAGCAGTACTAGTTAAAGCACCAGAAGCACTTAAATAGACTGGTTTACCAACTGTAAAACCATGAGCTGTCAATGCAACTAAACCAAATTTAGTTATATTTGGCATTGGATCAGCGGCACTTAAAGCACCAACTGTTTTCATTATACCGATTGCATAAAAATTATCAGTAGATGTTGCATCAAGATCTGCCTTATATAAACGTCCTGCAGTTTCTGCATTTTGTGCATATCTTACTGCATAAATAGTAGTTGCAGAGAATGCTTCGCCAGCAACTTCAGCAGCAGCTTGGATTGCAGGAGCTCGTACGACCGTTGCCGCAAAAGAACCAGTACCTGAACCAGTTACATCACCAGTAAGAGTAATTGTTTGATCACCACTGTTAACACCAGAAAGGTTTCCAATGTCTGTTAAATCAGCATCAGTAACATAGCGTTTATTTGAAGAATCGGCAATATCGGCAGTAGTAGCATCAGCTCCAGCAGTAACTAAACCATTTACATCATAAGTAATTTTGGTTTTTGTTGCTCCAGTGATAGCAACATTGGCTGTAAGTTTAGTGCCAATTGCAGTATTTAAAGAAGAAGTAGAGTAAGTAAGAGCTAATTTAGATTCAGCAATTGCAGCAGTGGATTTAATGTTTACGTTTTCAATTGTATCATTGGCAATCTTTGCACCAGTAACTGCACCAGTGGCAATTGTTGTAGCTTTAGATTGTGATCCAGAAGCTGCAGAAGCAGTAACATCACCAGTTAATTCGTTGATAGCGTTAACAGTAACTGCACCAGATTGGCTGTTTACAGAAGTAACAGCATCGGTCATATCCCATTTTTCCCAAATGGTACCATTATTTACAACTTTATCACCAATATCAAAAGTAATTGAACCAGCTCCAAAATCTTGAGAACCAGCAACATTTACTTGATATAACCAACCATTTTTACCTGTATCGGCATTATCTAATGCGGGAGAATCAGTATTGGCGTTATAAACACCTTTGTACTGCATTGGTGTAGGTAGACCTTCAATTGCTGATTCTAAGGATTGGATAGCAGATTTAACTGTAGAGCTATCGGCAATTGTTGTACCAGAAAAAGTCCCTAAATGTGTAGCATTTTCAGCAACACCGGATAGAGTAATTAAATCATTTACATTGGTATCAATTTCACCAACAACAGAGATACTTTCTTTAAGTTCTAAAGAAGTTTCTAATGCTTGTAAAGCCGCTTTAATAGTAGAATCATCAGCAATTGTTGCGCCAGTAAACGCACCTAAATCAGGTTCATTAGCAGCAACACCAGAAAGAGTATTTAAGTTACCAATTTTAGTAGAATTTAGAGCAATATCACCTAAACTTACGTTAGCATCTGGCATTGCAATAGTTCTAGTAGTGGCTGTTGCTATTCCAGAAGCTTGGAATGCAATTTTCTTAGTAGCATCGCCATCGTCTTTAATTTCAAAAACAGCATCAGAGAATGAAGTTCCACCGGCAGTAGCTAGAGCTGAATCAATACCTTCTAAGGCACTTTGTACACTAGAACCTGAAGTAAAATTAGCAAAAGCTGGAGTAACATCAATACCGATTTTACTAGCTCCAGAGGCACCATTAGTCTGTGCTCCTAATTCTGCTTCTGTGTAATATCTGCCATCATGTGTATGATATGTTGCATCAACATCAGAACCATTTTGTAAGGCAACTAACTTATCTAAGATTGCTTTAGTGAGTTCAGTATTTGTAACGCCGCCGACTTTAATCGACAAGACTACAGGGGTGTTATTGGTTAAATCGACGTTGCGCATGGCACCGTTCAATAATCTTGCTAAAACGCTAATATCAGCCATAATTTCTCCTAATAATTAAATTAACTCTCTCAAAACATTATATCAGAACTATGGTTTACTTTCGTCACTATCTAGTTCATGAAATTTAAGTTCTACACTTAAGGCATACCCATACTTAGCTAATAACTTATTAGCTTTTTTAAGTGATGTCTCTATCAATTTTCCTGCTTGATCTCCAAGATCTGTTGCTATTTTAGCTTTTTCAGACATTGGAAGACTCTTTAGATCAATTTTCTTTTCTTTTGCCATTATAATGCTCCTACTATAGATATATTCACTAGAAGATCAAATAGAACTGGATTAGAATTATTGGATGCAAGAATTCCAACCCTAACTACCCAATCTCCCGCTATAAAACTATTTATACCTATTGAAGGTTTTATATTAGTTAAACCACCTGATTTATCGACATAGAAAACATCACCAACGATCCCAATTGCACCTATATCTTCTAATAAGCCAGCAGTGATAATTTCACCTTGACCATATCCATTTATAATAGTTCTAGTAATGCCCGCTATAGAATTAGCTTCTATTTCATTAGATACATCTATTGTAGTTATGCCAGTTGGCGTCAATCTAATAGGCCTTCCTTTTGGAATAGAAGAGGCATTTGGATTGGTAGCCACTCTTGCTGAGGATCTTGATAAAGGTGGAACGCCACTAGATAAAGGAGAATAACTCATACAAGCCACCAGGAAATTCCGTCGCAAACAACGGTAAAAGATTCATACTGAACAGTTGAACTAAATGATGGCGAACCATCTATGATTTCTGAGCCAAAAGGATCAACTATCATTGCATTTAATGAACTATCTTTTTTCTTGATATAAAATACTTTACCAGCGGCTGTAGAGGCTTGAGGTAAGTTTATTGTAACACTTCCTCCGCTGCAATCTACTAAAGCAAGATCATCTGTTGAGATAGATAAAAGTTGATTTGCACTGTAAGTATTTACTTGTAATAAATTACCTAAACCTGATAAAAAAGCACTTCTTGTTTGCTTTTTATAAGCTGATGCTGAAGTGTCATAAGTCAATATAAAATCAGCATTATCTGCTGTTGGATTGTTTGGTAATGTATTAAAGTCGTCATCTGGTGCATTTGCTCCAGGTCCACCAGTTGCATCAAGTCTAAAAGATATAATATCTGTAAGTGTAAAGTCACGAAGTAATTCTATTTGACTACTGTTTGTATTCAGTGTACCAACTTCATTCCAAGAATCACCTAATATTAAATATTGACCATTCAAGAAAAGTTCTAATGCACCCTTACCTACAACATAATTTTGTTGTGGCGATCCGCCAAGTCTACTATTTACTGGTATTGTAATAATATTTCCAGATACTTTAGGGGTAATCTCATTAGTTCCTAAAACCAATGTATTAACTTCAAAATAAGCATCAAAAGATGCACTAGGTGTCCAAGTGCTACCGCTATTGGTTGATTGCGAGATATTTCCACCTACATAGACACTTGTATTATTTATTCCTATATTGACGTAATCGCTACCATTTAAAGTAGTAATGTTTAGTGGAACCAATACCAACCAATATGTTGTTCCATTAATCAATGAGTGAGAAAAGAAAAATGGATGTGTAGAAAAACTAGGAGATATTGCTAATGCACTAGTATTGATTACATTTGAACTTGTTGTTAATAATACACCTGGTTGACTACCACTATCAGACCACAATTGAACTTCAATATCACATAAAGGAAGATTAGTCTTATTTAAACTTAATACAATAGAGGCTAAATCTTGATTACCTGTTACAAGAAAAGATTGAGCTATATAATTAGTTACAGATGTTACAGATAAAGATGTATTTTGCGTTGTCTGTGATATATAAGCGCTCGGTGTGCCAGCAGCAACAGTATAGTATTCATCATAAGACGGTAAATCAAAAGTAGTTAATAAGTCATTAACATTACCAATTGTATTGCCAATAGCTAATGTTAGGTCATTGCCTTGAATAACTTGATAAGGTGCAAGTGCATTTGTAATATGAGTATATGTAGGAGTTGAATCTGCTGTATCTGGTTGACCAATATATGCTATTGTTTGATCTGAACTCTGTTGATAAATTTTACTACTTTGACCTGACTTTAATCTAGTAGAAGTACTTCCTACGATAACATCGGCACCATCGCGTCTAGCAATAATTATTTGACCATCTCTAACATTTGTAATTAAATCAACTAAAATAGTTAAATTAGAGCCACCTGAACTTGCATTTAATCTCTCTATGTAAGCTACGTGGTTTGTGGTTGTTAAATTAATAAAACCAACACCGTAGGTTGCTTGAGATATTATATTATCAACATAATTAAGTCTTGGTTGTTCAACATAAGCATCTGCACTAAAAGTTAATACAGTTCCTGTCCATGTAAAGGTTCCACCACCAATTATTTTTGGAGAACCACCTGAACCGCCGCCAGATCCCATACCAAGTTGAGCAACTTTAGATTGAGCAGATGTAGCAGGAAGTGTGAATAGTGCATCATCAAAATCATATATAGTTGAACCATCACCTTTAACAACTACAAAACCTAGTTTCTTGTTTCCGCCAAGTGCGGGTTTAATTGCAAGATCTGGTGTTGCTCCACTTGCACTACCAGAAAGAACAACAAAATTTATATTCATTGTTCCATCGGCATTAGTAGTTGATGGATTTGCAGCAATAGAATACCAATGATATTGGTTCAATGCTATAACTGATGGTGTAAAATTAGTACCTAAGGCTGTTGTGAAATTAGTGCTTAATGGAAGTGTAGCATCTCCGCCATAAATAATGCCAGTACTTAAATCAATCTCTGCGCCTGTAAAATATATGCGCAATCCACCAGTCTCTTGAGTGATAGTTTCGCCGGTGAATGTAACTCTATCTGATCCAGTAACTCTTATTCTTTTCTTATTTCCAGCGGTCTTTGCAATCATTCTGAATTGACCAAAGTACTTATCAAATTCAGCATCATGTCTTGACACTGCTTCGAGAAGACCTTCGGATTCACTTGTGATTCTATTTACGGCACCGCGAGTTGAATATGCAGGATTATATGTTGCTTCTGTAACAGAAGCACCAATTAGTGTCTTGTTTTGTTCAGAGAGTCCAGCTTCTAAGGCTTTAGATTCACCATCTATTAATAATATAGTTCCATCACCAACTAATACATTATTTCCAATACGTCTAGCAATAATGAGTCTATCTTCTGCAAGAACTAAAGAACTTATAAGAGCAGTACTCACTGTTAAAACAGCGTTTGCTCCTGGTACGCGATTCACATCAATATATGCAACCATACCATCGGCACTTAAATTTATAGTTTGAGCAGCAACTTCATTTCTTGCTTCAGGAAGTGAAAGCATTTGAACGAATGCACTAGAAGTGTTTGTTAAATTAGACGTACCTTGATTCCATGCCCATAATCCACCACGAACAAACTTCATTGTTCTGTTCTGCTGAATTACAGTATTAACATACCCTGGAACTGGAGTAGGTCCGCCGCCAGAAGATACATAAAATCCATCCCAAAGCCATATATTTGTACTACTTAACCTTGTTGCTAATACAAGAGTATTTTCATCAATTGGCATACTAATGATATCACATACAGTGATTCCACTTAAATCTGCAATAGAGAATGTTGTATTTCTATCAACAAGAATGTATGCAACTTGATTAATTTTAAGAGAAAGCATACCAGTAAATCCAACAGTTCCATTTGCGTAATCAGAGCCAGGAAGTACGATATCTATTTGCTGTGGAGGATTAACGCTGGCATTAAAAGTGATATCTTGAAATAAACCATTAGTTGTATTTGAAATAGATTGATAACCAGAAGGTAAGATTTTTATAGTCTTATCTTGCGCTTTATCAGCCATCATTGATGTAAGTTTAGAAATTCTAGCAGTTAAGTTTTCATTAACTGTAGAATTAAAATCTGCCATTCCATCAAGTGTGTTATATGCTGAAGGAACAAAGTATGATGGGTATGTTTCAGCAAGTGATTGCATTCCCATATAAGATTTCATGTTCTGCGATATCGAATCACCAATTCCTGCACTCTCACCTTGGATGATCTCGAATACTCCACCTTCAGAACGAACAACTACTCTTGCAAGAGTTGCAGTACCAATGGTCTCTGTTGATATAGTCGACCCAACAGGTATGGTAAATTGTGTAGAATTTCTTTTATTTATTAAATAATTACCATTAAAACCAACAGTATTGGCTATTACAATAGTCTGATTTGAATCAAAACCATGATTTGCAGACTCTTCTTGTAGTCCGTATACTGTAGATCTTGCTGTAGTTGTTACAGTAGCATAACGAGCAGCTTTGCCACTTTCATTCGCAAATACACTACCAGTTTTTATAATATAAAATGTAGTTGTTCCTTCTACTTCAACAGGATAAGTCCCATTAAAGTTGGTACTACCAGTTATTGTAACTCTGTCTCCGTCCACTAAACCGTGAGCGGCACCGGAAATACATTTTGCAGTTGATCCGTCATGTTGAGATATATCTATTGTTAATGATGTTGTGATTACATTAGAAATGGTCTCTATTGTGTCAGATCGCATCGCCATCCAATGGAAATTCCCACCTGCGGATGTTATTGCGTCTTGATTTCTATCTGATACAAGTACATCTCCGATGTTATAAACACCTTGATCTCTTCTACCTTTTTCTTCAATTGTTGTTCCTAAATAAGGAGCACTTAATCTAACAGATTTTGCCAATGAAGCTGTTGTGGTAGATCCACCTAAACTTACAGCATCATAGAATTCTTCAACTCTTAAAAAGTAATTAGCAGGATCATTTGCCTTTTTAATCCAATCGCCTTTTGCTAAATTAGCAAATAAGCCAACAGCTCCACCAATTGTGTTAACATAATTTTGATTATTAATCCAAGATACAGCTTGATCACTACTATTAAAGATCTGTTTACGGATCATTGGTATATATAAAACTTGCTCGTCGGCGAGAGTCTTGCTGCCAGCTCTAATTATGTATGTTCTAGGATCTGAAGCAACCTTAATACTAATATCTTCTGTCCATGTAAGTAGACCCGGAGTAGAAGTATCATGTATCCACATACCTTTTGATTTAAAGGCTGTTGCGCAAGCATCAATAAATGACGATACGAGATTATATGTAGATGTATCCTCATACCAATATGTTGATCCACCAAGTTCTTGCAACTTGGTCATTATCACATCCATCCACTCTTTTAATGAATGAATATTCTTATCTGCTCCTTGGAATGGATTAACTCCACCAGCTTGCATTTTAGTCGGTGGTTCTGTTCGTTGATAAGATGCATCTGGTAATGAACGCCATGGAAATGAATTATATGAATTTGGATTAATTCCGCCTGTTCCAAGGCGAAACATTAAGTCTCTTGCGTCTTCAATATCGGTAATTACAACAGGACCAACAGTTACTTTTGCAATTGGAATGGTATTTGCTGGAAATGATCCAGTAGATACGTTGATATCAACTTTTAAAACAGATTCGGTATTGACATCTTGTGTAAACTCACCACCAACTCCGCCATCTCTATCTGGATCCCAAAATGCTCTGGTATCTACCGATGTATTGAATGTGCTAAATGTAAGGTAGATATAGTTGATTGCATTTTTACGAAGCTCTGGTACTAGTGGAACAGCATTGGCATTTCCATCTTCCAAGCCATGAAAAAAAGATCCAGAATTAGAACCTGGATAAAATGTAACAGAATCTGCAACTCGGATCGCACAACTTTGAGTGCCTATGGCGTTTTCAGGATCAATTACATCAAAACCCTTTAATATAAAGGGCTTTGAATCGCCAACTAGGCCTTTAAGAAAGTATTTCCAATCACCTGCAGCATAACTATCTAATGATAGCAAGTCTGGCAAGTCAAGTCGCTCACTCGAGCTAATTAAAAGTCTACCTAATACTGCCAAGCTAATCTCCTATGATCTTATGACTTTATTATACTATAAAAAGGGCTGTCCAGCTCCAAGCCCCTGTTGATTATAAATATCTAAGGTTCCATAAAGTTGATCAGGATAGCGTACAAGAAAATTAACAAATATTCCAGCACTCTTAACTGACCTAATTAATTCTTGAAGAATTGCCCGCGCTTCAGATGGATCTGTTATATATGCAGAATACTCTGTCCCTTTTCCGCTCATAACATGAGGGCCTTTATGGTTTATTGCAACAACTCCAGCTCCAATTAGGTGATTGTACTTAAAAGTGTATGAAGGATCAATAGCTATTGTATTATCAGTTGGTTTATATAAAAATCTTACTGGACCTTCTTGGTTGTTTCTGCCATAATCAAATACTAAATAACCGCCGTCACTTGGTATCGTATTTGAAGAAAGGTTCAATAATCTAACAATTTTACCAGCCTGAATACTATCTGTTGTTGCCCCCTTATTAGAAGAAAGGACAAAATTTGCAGCCAAATCCCACATATAAGACCCTGAGATACGACTTATATCATTGGTAATATTATCTGTAATCATTATTTTTGAACCATTATTGCATAGTCCAATGCGACTTACTCTTGATGTACCTAAGATAGTTGCTGAACTATTGCTTTCTATTTGATTGTATGTAAATGTATTATTATTTGCACTAATTAAAGTGTATGTTCCATTCCACATACCAATGCCGCCACTTGTGTTAGATATTGTAACATTCTCTCCAATAACATATCCATGCGTAGAAGAAGTGGTTCCCGTCACTATATTGCCACTTCTTACTAATGAACTTAATGAAAACTCATTAAGTGAAGCCAAAGTAGGCAGATTTGGCGTTATTCCAGTAAGTTGATTACCCATAAACTTAACTGTTTGTCCAATTACAGTGGCAGTTGCAGCAACTGATATATTAACTGTATTTCCAACAACGCTCTCTATTCTTGCATATGTAGGGATACCGCTCATTTTAATTTGTTGACCAGCTGCTAGTCCAACAACGGAGGCAAGATTGGTAATCTGCATTATATCGATATTTATATCGCCAGTTGTGGTTAACACAACTCTTGATGTATAGTCATATCTATCTATATTGTACTGCATGCGACTATTTGATGTTTTAGATATAACTATATCTTCTGATGGAGTGATGATGTGCTCTTTTATCTCATTTATTTTTTCTAAAAAGAAAGATCCAGATTCTGGAAATTGAAATGCATCGGCTACAGTTAAAGAGGTAGCGCTATCATAATTTACCATTTGACTAAAAGCACCGTTAATATGTGAAGATCCTCTTAATGATCTTTTAACAACTGGTGGAGATGTGGGCATTTCTACAACAACCTCACTAGGCGATGTTTCCCAAGTCATTGCTCTTTTAGGATTTAAATATGCTACAAATTTTTGCGGTCTAATAAATTTAGTATCTTCAGCAAGTGTTTGAGTAAAAACTCCAGGAGTTGCAAATAGGTTAATAAATGTAATGCTGCTATTAACTAAATCAACATTGGTTATTTCAAATGACCCAAGGTTTCCTATAAGATCTATGACAAAAATATCACCCTTTATAAGTTGATCAATGTTAGGACTTGTTCCAGCCGTATGTGCGAATGTTACTTCATCACCTACTTTCGTAACTGTCCATTCAGTATTAGACCCATTGCCAGCAGATGAAATATATCCATTTAAATGAAGTGCTATATTAGCTCTACCACCAATAATGCGCAATGATCCCTTTGATCCTACAGTTTTTGTAAACATTCTGATGTATGTATTTTTAGAAATGCTGTCATAATATGTAGTTGCATAAAAATATTTTGCTTGTCTATTGATTGCTGCCACTATTTCATCTGCAGTAGCGTTATTAATATCAGTAAAATCACTTGTTTTAAAAATAATAAAATCAGTAAATTGTTCATCAACCTTTAATTCAAGTTCCCATCCATCGCTAAAGTTAAAAGGACTTGCAACTTGAGAATTTATAAAGGCAGTTGTTGACTCTTTAAAGAAGAAGATATCTAATAGTTGATCAATAATTAATTTAACTTGCTTTGGTTGATATGACAAAACAGGAATATATTGTCTAAAAGAAGGATCATCCATACCCACTAAACGAGGTCTAGCAATTTTACTATTAGCTGCCAATCGATCTAAATACGGCCTTGATGCCGTCTTAACGAAGAATTGTTTTCTTACTTCGGCCACTAAATTAGCAGTATTTTGATCCGCTTCTCCTAATGCATCTACAAGCGCACTCCAATTAGTATTATTTTTGGAATTTAAATGTTTAGGAAGTAGATCATGTATTTGAGCAATTTTACCTTTAGGATCCATGATTTACCTCATATTCAAAAGTATACCCTTTGTGATGGCTTCTTTTGCCACGTAAACATTGACTTATGTTTCCAGCACTTAAATTGAATTTTCTAGCACATTCGGATATAATTAATCCATCACTATTTTTAACTATAAAAACTTTAGCCCCATGAGATAGAGCATTTTTAATTACAGATTGTTCTTTTTTAGGTTTACCTATTTGTGGATTAATCCAACCTAAGATTCTTTTAGGTTTAAACTTAAACCGACATCTTTCTTGTTCTTTTAATTTGCGGAGTTCCAACTCTTGTTGGGTTATAA